GGCTACAATGTTTTTTACAAAGCCATTTGAAAAAGGAATAGATAAATATAGTGATGAAATGATTGAAGCACTACTAAATGATAATATATGACACAACCACCAGAAATAAACCCGATAACAACCTCATCTTTTAGCTGGGGGTCAGACTTAACCCAGTTGGAGGCTTTAACAAATCAAACAGTTACAGTCACAACAAATAATGTAATTGACGGAGCTACGTTAACATTGACATTAAATTCAATTGATTATACGGGTACTGTAACAAGCAATACAACTACAATAACAATACCATCTGCTGACTTACAGGCTTTGCAAAGTGAAACACTAGTGCAAACTTATAGAATGACGGCAAACTTGCCTTCGGCAGCTGAGGTTACATCAAGCAGTTTTGGAGTTGAAAAAAAAATTCTAACTATTAGAACACGAAGTCCATTTTTTATAAGAACACCTGTCGATACCAGTTCAGACTTAGACCACTTTGATATAACAATAGCAATAGTTTCAGGAGATATAATAAGTTCAGCACCAAACGATTTTTCAGAAACAGTTGAAATAAGTAAAAAACCAATTGGCACAGAAAATTCTGTTACGATAGATATATCAGAAATTGTAAGTAGTTGCTTTTCTCAAAACATTAATTCTGCTGGCGTTTCAGATTCATTTAGGAAGTTTCAATCTTTATGGGTTACAATTGAAACACAAGCTAAAAAATTAGATGGTACTAACATAGGTTCTTCAACAATCCAAACATTTTTAGCTCAAGAGGGTTATAACACTTTTTTAGAGGGTGTTAACAATACGACTACAAAAAATACTTTAATAACTGCTACTAACATACAATATAAAAAGGGTGACACTATAAGTATACCAGTAAACACTCAAACTGTGACAAGTGTAGAATTTTATGAGTCATCAGCTACAAGTGCTGATTTTACAGTTAATATTCATGACAATGCTAATAATGCAGATAATAAAATTACTTATGCGACTGCCTCAAGTTCTGATTTAAGTAATAAAGATGTCACTCATATAAAAGTAAATTTAGCAAGTGGTCGAGAGACTTTTAATGTAGAACCAATTGAGGAATGTAAATATCCTGTATTTAAATGTAGTTTTTTAAATAGGTGGGGAGCTTATCAAGACGTTTATTTCTTTAAGAAGTCTACTGAAAACTTACAGGCTAATAGAGAGAACTTCAATAGAAGTATTTTCACACCCTCTTACAGTTACACAGATAGTGTTACTCAAATAGTATTCAACACTTATTCAACTAATGAGCACAGTAAAAAAGCATTTAACACAAACGGTAATGAAAACCTAGTTTTAAACA